AATAGAGTTGGCGATGTCTTTCATTGTTCTAAATATAGGTTTACTATCTTTAAAACAAAACACAACATAAAAATCACATTCATTAGACAATAAATTATCCCATGTACTGTACTCAACAAAGTCATGTAACTTTAAACTGTTGCTGCCTTTGACCTGACACCAAGCAAGATTATCTTCTATCTCAACTAAGTAGTCTGGTAAAGCTCGGATGGTTGGATGTACTTTCCAAAAGTTCTTAACAGGATTAAGAACTGAATCAAAACCAGTATGGTGTATTTTTATACCCTTGGTTTCACAATAGTTTTCAAACAAAGTCTCAGACATATTATCTTTGCTGATCCTTTGTCGTTGCTCATAAGAGCCTGTGTTTGTTATATCTTCATTCATTAAAAGAATCTCCCTTCTCTAAAGTAGAATTTAAAATAATCTCTGACACCTCGCTCTCCCTCTCTGTTCTTGGCGATCAAATAGTTGATTGTCATGTATGGTCCATAATCATCTGTAGACTTTGCTGCCTCTGGGTCATTGTCCTTACAGTTCATGATTAGTACAATGTCGGCATCATTCTCAATAGAACCACTATCCTTTAAATGATATAGGTCTGGCTTATCTGATCGTGCGCCTTCACGATTTAGCTGAGATAAAAGTATAATAGCCACATCATTCTCTAATGCTATCTGCTTTACCTTCTGTGATATCATGGCGATACCATCAGCTTTGCCCATCCTCCCGGAGTCAAAGGGAATTAATTGTAAATAGTCTATAACAACTAGCTTAATGTTCTTCTCTCTCTTAAATCTGCGAACATCTCCAGCCAATGTATTGATACTTTTGACTGAGTGTAATGTATGTAAAGGAATCTTTCTCAATTTATCTATTGATTCATTGATCTTCTTTATATTCTCAGGGGTCTCTACTTGCTCCTCAGTTCGTTTTAAATCAAGATTGGATAGTGTCCCTATCATTCTCTTTGATATCTGCTTCTGAGGCATTTCTAGGCTGAATATGAGGGTCGGTATTTCGTCCCTTGATGCAGCTCTTAGTGCAATGTTTAGACTTAGTGCAGATTTTCCTACACTTGTTGGGGCAGCTATTGTAAATACACATCCAGCTTCTAGCTTAATCTTATCGTCAAGGTGTTTAAAGTGAGTCTTAATATAGTTGGGCTTGTAGTCTCCTCTGACCATGGTATCCAACTCATCTTGGATTACATCCAATGAGTTTTTAATATGAGTCAGTTCTTTTTCTTTTGGTCTATACTTATCAAGCTCTTTTGATACATCATCCAGGATAGTCTCAGGGTCAGTATCTGTATTAATCTTTTCTAATGCTAGGCTATACTCTCTTCGTATGGCTCTTAGCTTTGATTTATTTAAAATGATATTAATGTAATCATTGAATGCTATATTACTGTGGGTTTCACTAGCTATCTCAATAGTCGTATGAGTTAACTCATCATGGGTACTCTTAACTTTATTGGTAACTGTGATTAAATCTATAGTTGCTGATTCGTTAGATAATTTTTGCAAAGCATCCCAAATGATTTGATGGTCTTCGTAATAAAAATCTTCAAGGGTAATTAGCTTGGCTGCTTGCTCAAATCGCAACTGATCTCCACCATTAATACAACAAGAGAGCAATGCTCTCTCTGCTTCTTTATTTTGGGGTATCTGCATTTAAGGTTTCTAGTTGGTTTTTAAGTGTGGTTAAAATTTGTCCGAGGGATTTAATAAGTATTCGGTTAGATTCTGGTTGGCTTCTAAGAGTTAACTCTTGTTGTGTGTTTAGTGCTACATTTACTGCTTCTTCAAATTGTTCCATAGTTTTTTGATTCATTGTAAAAAAAAGCTAGGCTCGCTCATGACGAGCCTAGCAAGGTTGTGAGATAATGGTTAAAATGTATGCTTTTCGATCTGCTTATCTCGTTCAAGCATCCCTAAAGCTAAGAGTGAATAACCCATGAGGTCAAGGAATATATCCTCAACTTGATCATTACCCTCGGTAACTTTAAGTTTACCATCTTTTGCAAATGTCATCGCCCTCTGAAACTTGTCTTGCATCCTAATGCACAGACCAGTAAGAGGTTGCACACCGAAGTCCTCTGACCTATCGAAGTTAGCGAAAGGATTGGTAGCGCTCTCTCCAGTAGTATAGTCATTGTTCTTCTGTGCAGTAACATCGAGTAGCTTCTTAACCACTTGTTGACGAAACTCATCGTACCAATCCTTATCGTAATAAGCAAGGTCATCTGGGTTCGTAACATTTGATGGGCAAGGTTGCATTAGAATGGGTCCTCTTCAGTTCTGTTATCAGATTGTGGGGCATCCTTTGCAGTAAGAGCCAAAGAAAGAAACTTCATACCAGACTTGGATGTTTTCTTCCATCCTTTGATCCAGTATTCTTTACCTTCAACATCGATGTTCCCTCGGAAATCGGGTTGATTAGGTTTTTCTTTCTTGTCGTTGGGGAACAATGCTCCCCCATTAGTGTTATCGTATTCTTTAGACATGATATATATATATGTGGGTTAAATCCAATCCTCCTCCTCAGTTTCGTCCGGGGACTTTTGAGTGGTAGGTTTCTTATCAAAGGTGTGAGTTGTATCAGCATCCTTGCAGTCATCGCACAGAAAAAGTGCATTGCAGGCATATTTCCGAGCATAGCTCGCCGCAGCCCCAAATGTCATCGAGATATCCATGCCGCGCTTCTTTGGATCAATACCAGCTTGGGCTTTGGCTGCACCAATTAACTTGTTAGTATCAGTACAGTACAAGGCTGCAGTAGCCTCACAGAATAATACACCTCCTAATTCTTTGACCTCATCAGAGATAATGAGTGTGCAGTTATATTGTTTTAAAAGAGGTTTCAATGCATTACATTGATCCTCGTGGTTTCGGTAATAATAGTTACCGAACTTGTTGAATTGAGTTTTAGGAGCATTCAACTCGCTCTGTATTTGTAGTAGTTTTTGTTTCATAAAATTGTTTTAGTAAAGTGCGATAGTATTTACACCTATCTTTTTGATTGTGGCAAGCATTAATTTTATCTTTATCAGAAAAATAAAATGAACCAAGTAACTTCTCTTGTTCTGCTTTGTTCTTTCCTCTAAACTTAGCAAGCAATTGATTAAGTCCTACTGGGTGTAAGTGTCCTGACCTTGGCTTCTCAAGATATTCTGCTATGCGCCTCAACACATGGGGTAATTCTTTGGGGTCACCACTACAAAAAGAATAATACTTTCTCTCAATGACACCGATAAGATTGTTAGCATTGCCATCAATCACACCACGAATTTCTCCATGGCGATGATCGTGGTCAACACAAGGATTCTCTAATTCTCTAAGGAGAATGGGACAGAGTCCTGGATGGTTTTCACTTCTGTACTCTTTGATTTTGTTTGCGGGGATATACATTTAATAGAAATGATTTTAAGCCTCGCACCTTTTTTAGTAGTACAATAGCCTTGTTGATTAGGTTTGCTAGTACACAAGAAACTAAGCGCTTGCTTCTCGTCCCTCGCCCATTTGCAAGTCTTGCCCAAGTAGTCCTTTGGCATATCGAGATGTTCGTATCTGATTTCATATTTGTTCACTCAATAGTTTAGATGTTAAAGTTGCAAAGGCTTTAGCAGCTACCGCTGGGACGACTCCATTCCCAAGGAGTCTGAGTCGATCGGTTCGATTGAGCATTGGGTCCAACCTATCGGTAAGTCCATCAGTTGCTCCACCCAATTCGGATTCAGATAACCCTTTTGTAATGACTCGTGGGGCTTCCCATTGATACTGTTGGTGGTTGGGTCTGCTGGGCGATTGGGCGACCATCCATTGACCTGTTTGCCTAAAGTATAATCCCTCCCCGTCTTGTCGTTCGGTGAGTCCTTGAAGTCCCTTGCAGTCGGTGTCGCCCATGACTCCTTCGCTTGTTGTGCTAGAGGTATCCCTCCCTTGCGATTGGGTCTTGTCGAATCTGTTGCATTCGCTCTCGGTGTTGACCAATTCTTCTTGCGATCCTTCTCGCCCTTCGGTCTGTTCGGGGTCCCTTGTATCGCTGGATGATTGCTCAGTCCTATCTGTCCATAGTTCGGCTGACAACTTATCTTGCCCGCTTCTGCTACTGTCGGTGTGGGCCAATTCTTCGCATCCTCGTAGGCTTGTACTGATTCGGGGTTTACTTGTTCCCTGAGATTGCTCGGCTTGGTTCTTCCCTTCCTCACTCCTTGAGCATGGCGAAGACTCGCTTCGTAATCCTTCGGCGGCAGTTCGTCCATCACAGTTGGGGTTGCCCATGCTTCCCTCATCACAACTTGTTCCTCCAAGCATCCCTCGTTGTACCCTCGGTTGGTCTTGGCTCTCTCCTTGAGTCTCTTCTCCATGCCCTCCTTGGTTCGTTGTACTTGAGTTGCAGTTGGTGTCTTCCATTGGGTTTGATTCTCGTGCATTGTCTCTACTGCATCCTTGAGTTTGACACTCCACTTCACTCCCTTCTTGTTCTCTCGATAGAAGCCCGTCTTGGACATCGTTGCCTTGACTGTCCCACCCTCTGAGTCGCTCGATCTCGGTGTTGGAAATGCCACAGATGAAGACTCGTTTTCTTTGGTGGGGCAAGCCGACTTCACTCGCTGAGAATATTCCGATTTCAACTGTGTAACCCATTTCTTCCAATGTTCTTCCGACATATTGGAGAACAGGTTCTCCCTCTCCTGTTTTGCAACTGAGGATTCCGAGAACATTTTCTGCGAGAACAATTCTAGGTTGCATGACTCTGATTCCTTCGGCAAGGTAGGGGAATAGATGTCTTTCATCTTCCACACCTCGCTTCTTACCAGCTGAGCTGAAAGGTTGGCATGGAAATCCAAATGACATGATGTCAATTTGTCCACAAAACTTTTCGTATGGGAAGGTTTTAAGGTTCGTGTAAATAGGGCAAGGATGAAGCCACCCCTCTTCCATCTTGTTAACCAAGTTCGCAATTGCGAAGGCTTCGATCTCCACATAAGCGATTTCTCGCACATTTGGCAGAACTCTTCTGAGTCCCGTTCCGATTCCCTCATAACCCGTGCAGAGTGAGAGGTGATTAATTGTTTGGGTAGTATCCACATAATTTTTCATAAGATTTAAGGTTAGTATTATTTCATTCGGAGCTTCCAATAAAGTTTGCTCATCCATTTAAAAATTTGGATAGCTTCTTTAACTTGATCTTCACTCCATACTTTGTGATGATGTTTCTTTGTATTGATGTCAATACAAATTGAAATACATTGTGGTAAATAATCTAGCTTGCCTTTCTTTCGTATCATTTCTGATTCAATTGCTAGTTGCCACAAATCTTTTTCATAGAACTGTTTTCTCTTTCTGCATTTGTAATCACAGAGGAACAATTCATTTGAGTGGCTGCCTCGCAAAACTGCATCAATGCTTCCACAAGTTTTGATTGTGTTATCTGAAATCATGTACTCAGTTGCGACCACCTTATGACCCATCTCTTCAACCCAATCAACAAATGGTTGGGCATAAGGATCATACCATTCATCTTCATCGTAGTAAACACCCTGGACATATGCATTTAATAATTTCTCTGCACAGTTGTGGACTCTTGTGCCGAACTCAGACGAAGGGATCATCTCCCCGGTCTCTGGACACTCTCTTTCTCCATAGCAGAGTTGTTCTAGTTCCTTCCAACTTTTGTCCGAATGTTCTTCCATTCGGGCGAACTCAACCATGGATCGTGGTTTCCATACTGAGTCTAAGAAAGGGTCTTTGATTGTGCTACCAATGATAGTGGTAACACTTGGATAGATTCGCTTCCCAGCTTTAGTTGCTTGAGATGGTGTGGTAATCTCTTCTTTTAGCTCCAGAGATTTGGGGTTAGAGCAATCATAAAAATGAGCCATGGACTAATCCTATGGCTCACTTTGAAAAGGTTGTCAAACTTATTTATGTCTGAAGGCAAAGATACCAACAGATGGCTATAAATATCATGACCGACCAAGCGAATAGATTTTGTTTCAGTTCTTCGTTCATTAGAAGTTTGGTTCAATTTTACTGTTATATTTATCAACCCCATGTTCGTACTCATTGTTGGCTACCATGTCATGAGCCTCACTTAATGTTTTAGCTTTGATAACATAGGTTTCTGTAACATGGAACTCGGTAAGTGAAACATAGTGTTCACCCTCGCCATTGCAAGATTCACAAACAATGTAGTTCGGAAAAGGTGTAGAGTCCCAAGACCCTTCGCCACCACATTCCTCGCAAGTTTCCTTAGCTGTGTGTTCTTTAGGCATTGGCTACCACCTTTCTATTAGATTCCTTTAACCAATTGGCGAATCTTTTGACAGTTGATTCACATCGGAAGAACTCATAATCTTGGTCTTGCATTTCGGCAAGTGAATCCAAGAATTTCATTTCAGTTTTCCACACATCGAGGGCTACCCTTTGCAATGAATTTGGGTTAAGGCTATCAGCCCACTCGCCTCTGTGGTGTTCAATAAATATCTTAAATAATTTAGCATCACCACAATAGATTTCCAAGTTACCAGCTTCAGACATTTCTGCGCAGTCATATGGATTCCATTTAGTGATATGATATTTATCGGTTAGCATTTCAATAGCTTGTAAAGCTATGTTATTCAGAGTGTCACTCTGTGTTAGTTGTTCTTGTGTACTCATAAGGTTTTGTATACTTAAGTAATTAATTATTATGTAATATATTTTTTTATAAAAAAAATACTTGTCCTTAATTAAGGAACATCATTATGTATACACATATGAAATCTTATGTCAACTCTTTTTTTATTCTGTGTTTACTAGCTTGTTACAATATACTTATGGCAACCACTAATGAATATGTATACAATCGGTCAAAGCAATTAGCCGACCGGGAACGAATCCAAAAAGAAACCGAGCAACTGATCCAGGACACTATGAAAGAAGTTAAGTGGAAGGAAGGCAAGGGCTTAAATGGGAATGACTATTATGTTTATTTAGACAAGGTTTATGACAAGGCTAAAGATGAATACAAATATGTTAAGACCATTGGCAATGGAATTAATATTGATGCAAAGCATGGTGGCGACCATAACATTAGGTTTTTGAAAAACCTAGTTGGCGAAGATGCTTTTGAAGAGTTGCTATCTGGCAAGCGACCGATCAGTTTAGATGTAAACAAGAGGGCAGTTAGATATAACATTGAGTTGGGAATTAAGTATGCCCGGAATGCAATCGAACCATTTGATCGGTATGACTATGAGATTAGGAAAGTTGTGACCGATATGTTTTATAATATGGGTGGCAACCTACCGAAAAAAATGCCGAGTTTTATTGAAGCCCTCGACCAAGGTAGGGTTTACGATGCATCGCTTGAATTGAAACACAAAAATCCTTTCGGCAAGAAAGGTAAACCCGTCGATATGGATACGACAAACTATTTTGACCAGACTACTGGAAGAGGGAAGTTGAATTTCGAGGTTTTGAATCAGTTCCCTAATTTTATTGAAGAAGTCACAGAAGAGGGTGTCGACATCAGCCAAGGGTCTAACCCCAACGAAGCAATCTTTACCTTCCCGGAAGGCTTTGGGCAATAAAAAAGGGTCCCACTTTCGTGGAACCCAGGACCATGTTATCTTACCACCTCTCGCTGATCAGATAGTCGTGGTTGTGGTAGGTTCTGAAGCTAAGTCTGACCTCGCCTTCTTTGAATCTCTTGGCGACATCTCTTTGCTTCTTTTCATAAGCATTGTGCGCAGTCGATTCTTTGATATGTTCGGACACCAACTCTGGGATATCGCCTTGGCGATGCATCCATATTTGATAGACTCTTTTACTCATGGAAGTCGCCCCTTTCTAAGCACCTTGTGATATCTCCAATGAGTCTTCCTATATTTATTCATACATTTAG